TACATCTTCTGCTGCTAATGTTGCTTTACCACCGACATTTTCATCAAACCCTAAGAATGCTTTCGGAACTCTTAGTGATGCTAATAATTTGTTTTTCAAATATTCAATGTCTTCTGTTGAATCATAATCAATACCACTCAACTCACTTATTTCAGTTCCACTATCTCCACCACGAACTGGCATAAAGAAGTCTTCTGTTAAGTTTTGCATATTATATTTCAAATTATACTCACCCGTTGACTCATCCATAATAGGTGTTTTCTTCATCTTGTTGATGATTCTTTGCATATAATTGTCAACTTCTGCTGGTGGTATATTTCCGATATCAATTTTGAATACTCGTTTAGAAGGTGCTCTCATAATTCTGTGAATCAACATAGCGTCTTCCATTAAAGTTAATTGTTTCCAAATCTTTCTTGTAGACTCCACCATAGATTTTCCGTAAGGTAAGAAATTACTATCGTTTGCTAATCTGAAGTGTGCTATTTGGAAGTTTTCAAATTCTATTTTTCCTTTATTTGACTTTTGACCAAAGTAAGGATGTGCTCCTTCAATACTTTCTAAATAAAACTTAGTATAGTAAGGATTTTCTGGGTCTTCTCCCTCTGCTCTTATGACTTCATAAGGTGACAATGGAACTACATTTGTAATCCCGTATTTTTCACTAATGTCTAAGTGTAAAAAGAAGTCTCCGTACTTAACCATATTACGAACCCAAGGCCATAAATTGAACTCAATGTTCATAATGTCATAAAATAAATTGTTTAAAATTTCTTTAATGTTTTCATTGTCAGTTTTGATATCTATGACTTGTCCGTATTCACCTTTCATAGTTGATTCGTCTGAATATATGTCCAATGCACTTGATATGATTGGGTCGGAATCCATTGATTCATAATCTTTAAATAATGCTAACCTTGCCGCCATCACTTGATGAACGGTAGAATAACCTGTTCCGACTAAATCTAAGTTAGTATGTAGTTTAGAATATCTATCAACCAAGTGTGACTTTACTTGTTTTTGTACTTGGTCTGTATCGGCTATCTTTAATTTCTTACCACCGACATTCCTTACAATTACATTTGTACTGAATAATCGTTGTAGTCTTCCGAATAATGATTTATCTGCCATTTTTTACCTCACTTTATAAGAGCCAGTCTAAGGACTCTTTTTCTTTACCTGTTTCCCACTCCCAACTATCGTTTTTATTAACGTCATCATTGGTGTATAAACCTTCATTGTCCATCATTTTAGACAATGTCTTTCTTGTTAATTCCACACCTTGTGTTCGTAATCTTAATGCTGTATCACGAACCCAAAGTCCAATAGCAAAAGACATTACAAGGTCATCATTGTATCCTCGCATTGCTTCTGCTCTGTTATTTATGTAGACAAAAGTTTGTAGTTCATCAATCAAACGATTACTACGAACCACTACACTTTCCTCTCTAAAAAATTCTTCTAACTTACTAATAATTAGTGGTCTGGTCTTAGAAGTCGTTGAAAAACCAGCAACCATTTTCCTTTCTTCACTATAATGTTTGTTCGTCACTTGGTGTTGAACATCAACATATTGTAAGTCTTTACTTGTATAAAATAGATTAGGATAATCCCTATCTATAATTTGTTGTATTGTTGCCCAACCAATATTATTGTTCTCTACTATAAGTAGAGCATCATTATATTCTGTTGCTACGGAAACCAACATATTTCCAAAATCTTTAGTATTTATTCTACCTTTGTATTCTGCTACCTGAGTTAAACTTTCCAATTCAATAATGTGAAAAGCAGAATAGTCTGCACTATCTCCACGACCAACATCAGCGCATACAATATAATCTTTGTTGTAATTTGCTGATTCCCAAACCCACATATTACTATCGATACCTCGTTTTTCTAATGGGTCTTTACAATGATTTTTTCTCAAATTTTCCAATAGTGTTGCGTCAATCACACCAGTACCAGAAGTTAAGAAGTCACAATCACACTCTTGTGCTGCACTTCCAATTCCAAGTAAAGTATCTTGTTCTTTTCTCCAATTTTCTTCTCTGTCGGGGTGTACGGTCCAATGCAATTTAATTGGATTGAATAATCCTCTACCTTCTTCGGCCTCTACCCAAGTTTTATGGAACCAATTACCCACACCATTAGGTGTTGATAATGCAATACATTGACCACCAGTTGTTAAAGTGGATTGAGCTGCTGTCCATATATCATCAATTTTATCAATGAATGCTGCCTCATCTAATATCAATAATGATAGAGCTTCTGAACGAGCTGCTTCTGGACCTGATGATACTGCTTTAATCTGTGAACCATTACGATATCTCAGATTTAATTTGTTATCTTCCACACATCTTTGTTTCAACCAACTCGGTAGATTTGCGTGCATAACACGAACTTTCGTTACCAAGTTTTTTGCTACTTCTTGTTTGGTTGCAATTACCAAGATGTTTTTATCTTGTTGGAAAGTCATCATCCACAAACTATATCCAGCTGTTAATGTTGAAATACCTAACTGACGAGCTTTCAGAATAACATTCATACGATGCTCTTGGAATTCTTTGACTACTTTATCTTGAAAGTCATACAATTCAAAGGGAATTTTTCCTCGTATCGGGTGTTGTATCATACAATACTTTTGCATAAAATATGCAGGGTCTTGTGCACATTTCACATACTCTTGTTTGATTACTTCTTTTATTTGCTCTGCCATTAATCTACTATCTGACCTGCTAATTTAACTGATGTAGCAGTCAATGCTACTCCAAATGTAAAGTATAACCACTTATTCTCATACCATTTAGGTTGGACAAGTTTTACTTTTTGTTCAAGTAGTTTATTAGTGTCTTTTAGTAAAGTAAGTTGTGTTGTTTTGTTTGCTATCAACATAGAATCTATTACTGCGGTTGCTTCCAATCTCTTTACCATAGCTTCATAATCTTCAACTAACGATACATTTAAACTATCTTTTAGTTCCAATTCTTTAATTGCATTGGTAAATCCCAATACTTGTTCTTCTGTGAAAGAATAAGTCTTAGGTTCTTGGATATCTTGTGCGAACAAAAGTCCTACGAATAATATGTATATAATATATCTCATATATATAAATATATATTATTTAGAAAACTTCTTCAAAAACTTTACTGCGTCGTCAGCATTATCTTCTTTTACTGCTTCTGATGCTTTTTCAAGTTGTTTTTTAGTAGTGGTTACTTTTCTTTTTAATTTAGCTACTTCTTTTTTGTTAACTTTCTTCTTTGCTTCAAGAACTTTTACTTCTTTTTCAAGTTCTTTAACTTCATTGTCTTTAACTTTGATAGCTTTATCTAACTCTTTGACTTCTTTCTTTTTATTTCCGCCAAAAAATAGATTCATTATCATTTGTATAATGTTACCCATTATTCTGCTCCTGTTAGTTGTTGTTGTGCTTCTTCTACTTTTTTTCTATTATCTCTAATAAAATCTCTTGCTTCTTGAATAGTTTCTTCAAATTTTTCTTTACCCATTTCCCATTTGTCTGCTTCTAACATTGGTGTATTTACACCTACATTATTATACCATTCTTTCTTACCGCCTGTTTTTTCAAAGTCATCTATACTTTGTTCTAAATCTTTTAGTTGTGCCATTTGATTAGCAAGAACTTTCTTTCTTGCATATTCCTCATACTCACCACTAACTCTTAATTTGTGTTCAATTTCAATCTGACAATCAAAACAATGTCCCATCATTCTCCAAAACTTATCGTCAAGTCTTTTCTTCATTGCTTTTTTACATTCGGGACAAAACCAAGGCATTCTTACTGATGCCATAATATCAGTCAATTCTGATTTTCTTGTTTTACCACCTTCATTTTTCTGTGCTTCGGGTGTATATCCAACTATCGACCTCTTTTCTACTTCTTCACCTCTTAGAATAGCACTTAGTGCTTTATTCTCTCTTTCTGCTTCTTTTGACCTGCCTGCCATAACCTATCTCCTTAAAATTTTAAACTACCGAGTATTTGGTTAATCGGAGCAAAAGCCCCTGTGAATTTGTAGATATTCCCTTTGTATTTGAATACTAATCCTTCACTTGGAACTATTGCACTTGAACCACCAATAGCTTCTAATTTTTCTATTTGTAATCTTAATTTATATAATTTTTCTACATTGTCTGGTTTTTGTAAATCCTTTAATGCTGTTGTGATTTCTTTTCTAATTTTTTGTACTGCTGCTTTTGGTGATACTGCTAAAAACCCTGACATATTTTTTAATATTTCTGCTCCAACTTGAAAGAATAATATTTCAAATGGTTTAATGTTTTGTTTAAACATTTTGTTGTGGTCAAGTTTATCAGTATCTAAAATCCACTTTAAAAACTCTGGTCTATCTTTAAAATCTTTTTTCATTTGTGGTATTTTGTAACTCTTATCGAAGTATGCCCAACGATTAGTTAAATTTACTAATTCATTTGGTTTTATATTGACTTTTAATTGCTTTCCTGCATTAAAGATATATTCTCTCCAATAAGATTCGTGATATTGACCCAACCTATCCGTATCTTTTAATCCATACTGAGATTGTAATTTATTTAATTTATTCAAAAATGTAGATTTCTTTTTACCGAAGTCCTGAACTTTACTCATATTCAAGAAGTTAGGTTTTGAAATCTTAAATGTTTTTTGTATATTTTGATTTATTTGTTGTATCATACCTTGTAACATACGAGCTGATTCTTTTGAGTATCCTTTTGCTCTACCTGTTTTGTCGTATTCGGTAGTTCCGTGAAATACTATTTCAGCTACATCGTAGTCTATTATATTGCTTGTTTGTGGATATATAACCTCTAAATTCATCCATTTGGTTCCATTACCAAATACTTTTGTTTTCTGTGCATTAGATAAACCACCTATTGATTTTTCTAAATCTCTCATCGCACCAACGAATGCTTTTTTAATATTTCCTCTACCACTAAACATATTAGCGATACCTGCGGTTGTTGGTGCAGTTTTACCACCATTTTTCAGATGACCTTTATTTCTTGCTGCTTTTAACTTTCCGTCTACCCAACTTACCATTAGGTTTTGTCCGTCAAGTTTTTCAGACACTTTATCTTCACGATTTAGTTTTCCTGCCAATCCATTAATAATTATGTTTCTCAAATCTGAAAACGCCAAATTATTATCATCAAATGGATGATTCATATGTCCGTATGCTCCACCCTCTATTAATAAGTTGACTTCTTGCTGAAATTCTTCTTGAATCTTCTTAATATGTGTAATGCCCTTTTCAACATCTTTTTTGTCAAGTGTTGGTGAATCTTTAATTTCAACTGACTTCTCACCAAAGTATTTAACTACTTCCCAACCTAATTGTTTTACTATTTTATTCATATCCCTTTTATACTTTGGAAATGGATTATCAACTGAATCTGTATTTTTTCTGTTTTGGTTTATTGTTTTTCCGTATGTTACGGTTTTGGTACGGTCTTGCTCGTAGTCATCTGTTTCAATTGTAAATGCCATATCTTCGGTATCATTGATTGGAAAACCTATAAGTTCCCAACCTAATATATTTGCGTGTTCTGGTGATACTCTAAAGTAATCATCTAATGAACCAAAGAAATCATACATACCTTCATCAGACATATCACTTGCATTAAAGTGTTGTCCAAAACCACTAACTTCTTTTATAATTTTTTTTACTTGTGGTTGTTGTATAAATTCAAATAACTTTTTAAATTTATTTGTCATCATAGTGTAAACACCTTTATCAAAGTATCCAAATGTTTGTTTAAATATTTTTTCTCTTTTCTTATCATCAAACTTTGGGCTACCTAATAGATTTCTAATTTCTGTTCCACTTGATATACCACTAACTTTTACAGTTGGTGCTGTATAAATGTATCCGTGTTCTTCAAATCCTTTCAAATTGTTGGCATTTGATTTTAAATCTTGATAGTAAGTCAATCCACCTGATTTCTTTTTACCACCTTTTAATCTACCGGCGTCTTTTGCACCGAATACATAAACTACTGCTGTGGTATCTTTATTAAATTTTCTCAATAAGTTATTTGCCACATAAGGAACTTTTTCTTTAATGATACGATTTTTTGGAATACCCATTTTTACCATATGACGAATTTTTTCATTATAATTCATAGGGTGTCTTGGTGGTTGTTTTATGTCTGATGTTGTAATGTATGCTTCACCAAACTTACTTTGTAGTGCGTCGAATACTTTTTTGTGATGTGGACCGAATGGTTGGAAACGACCTGGATAAATTGCGATTACTTTTTTAACCTTTGATTTTTGTTCGTTTACTTTTTTACTCGTATCGGTTTTCATAAATGGGCCACGAGAAATAGTTCTAAATTTAACTTTTAAATCTTGTCCAAATAATTTTTTTGGATTTAATATTCTTAAAGTAACGAGTTCTGTTGTATTATCTATTTTTTTTGCTTCAAAATCTATCTCTTTATATTTTCTTCCTTTATAAGTAAGATTAAATCCTGTAATGTTTTTGTGTAGTTTTCCACGAACTACTGCTTGTTTTGCTCTTTCGTTAATCTTTTTATATCCACTACCATAAGGAACTGATGTATTGCCTTTCTTTTTCATTTTCTTAACCATCTTACGACTTGGTGAAGGAACGTCTCCTGCTCCTAATCCAAAGAATGATTCATTTTTCTTTTTGGTTTTC